TACTGTTTTCTACAATAATAGAAAATTTGGCATTATTGAAAATAATTTCCTTGTCAATTCTTGGAGGTGACTTATAAATGGAAATTTGATAATCTCCATCAAAATCATGTTTATCAAAAAAATTAAATATTTTTTGTCTAAAATTATGACCTTCTGTAAAATTTTTACTGCTAGTCAAATAAGTTATTATGTTTTGTTTATCTAACTGAAGTTTATCATCTACAATTGTCCTATTACCAAATAAAAATTTTTCTGCATTTGTACAGTTGTTTAAAACATCTTCTCTCCAAGATAAAATTAAATCAAAGTTATTTTGACTATCAATTACATCTTGTGTAATGTTTAAAATACAATCTGGTTCTCCACAGTAAACTAGCACTTTATAATCTGCACTTTCATCATAAGAAAGGGTGTCATATGATACACTAACTTTTTTTAAAAAACTAAATTGCGCTTCAGAAAGAAATACTGGATCAATTTCAAATTCTTTCCACAAAGAAAATACTGAAGATTTTATACTTTCCATGTGTCCAGCAATAAAAATTTTAGATTCACTGTCCATTAATACACATATCCTCAACTAATTGTTTAAATGAAGTTCTAGGTTCCCAACCTAGTTTCTCCTTTGCCTTAGAGGCATCACCTAACAAAGTTTCAACTTCTGCAGGTCTGAAGTATTTAGGATCAACTCTAATGATAACCTTTCCTGTAAATTCATCAATACCAATTTCATCCAAACCTTCACCTTGCCATCTAATTTTAATCCCAAAGTATGGTGCTGCCTCTTCAACAAATTCTCTAACAGAATATTGTACTCCAGTTGCAATCACAAAGTCATCAGGTTCATCTTGCTGAAGCATTAACCACATTGCCTCAACAAAATCCTTGGCATGTCCCCAATCCCTTTTGGCATTTAGATTCCCAAGGTAAAGGCAATCTTGAAGTCCACTTGTAATTCTAGATAAAGCAATAGTAATTTTTCTGGTTACAAATGTTTCACCTCTTCTTGGAGATTCATGATTAAAAAGGATTCCAGTACATGCATATAATCCATAAGATTCCCTATAGTTTTTAGTAATCCAATACCCATAAATCTTAGCAACACCATATGGGGATCTTGGATAAAATGGAGTGGTTTCTCTTTGAGGAATCTCCTGCACTAATCCATATAGTTCAGAAGTAGATGCTTGATAGATTCTGGTTTTCTTTTCCATTCCCAATAATCTAACTGCTTCTAACACTCTCAAAGTGCCCAAAGCATCCACCTGACCAGTGTACTCAGGGATTTCAAAAGAAACTTTTACATGACTTTGAGCACCAAGATTATAAATTTCATCTGGTTGAGTTTCTTGAATGATTCTAATTAAACTACTTGAATCAGTTAAGTCTCCATAATGAAGCTTGATTTTATCATAGATATGATCAATTCTATCTGTATTGATTAGAGAACTTCTACGAACAATACCATGAACTTTATATCCCTTTTCCAAAAGAAGTTCTGCAAGATAGGATCCATCTTGCCCAGTAATACCAGTTATAAGTGCTATCTTCATTATCAAAAAGTACTTTTTACTATTATACAAAAAAAGAGGAGTTTATGCAACTCCTCTTGGATTAATATTTAGGTTCGCCATGCACGCCACCAATTCTTTGACTGGAAATTGGAAACCAGGCGGGAGTAACCTCCATCCGCACCACTTGCCTTTTAAAGGGAAGGCAAGAAACCTAATGAGGGTCATAATTGACTCCACCAGGGTTTTTAAAGTCTCTCCATGACTCCAGGGGGTTCCCGACCAGGGTGCTTTTTAAGTCATCCCAAGACTATGCTCCTTGTGAGGATCGAACTCACCTCCCATCGATTATGAGTCGATTGCATTCTCCAGATTGCTAAAGGAGCATTTGCTATTTGCAAATAGCAAATGGGAATACTGGGAGTTGAACCCAGACTAAGCCCTTATAAGGAGCCCGCTCTAACCATTAAGCTATACTCCCAAAAAAATTAGCAACCTTCTTCGTGATCAGTATATATCTTTACTAGATCATCAACTTCCTTACATTGATCATAAGGAACTAATGCAACATTACCATATTTACTTTCTATGATAAATGTTTTTCCATTTTCAACTTCTGTTATAATTTGATCAAAGTTGGATTGCAATTCAGTAATTGTTATTGTTTTCATTTTTTGATTGTTCTGCTACTACCATTATGCCTAACATTGGAACAACTGTCAAGAGGAATCCTAGAATAAAAAGTCCCAATTGGTTTGTCAAAATAAGTTCAACTAATCTTTTAATTATCATTTTTAAAGAACCTATCCATAGGGTCTACTCCAGTTTTAATAATAGCACATGCTCTTTTGTAAAACATGTTGTTAGTATTTCCAGATTTTTCAAAAGTTTCTTTTACTTTAACCCAATTATCATAGGTTCTTTGATCCATGAATCTGTAGCATAGAAATACTATTTACCAGTGGTAACATTCTATACTACTTTAATATTAATTTAAAATTTGCTTAGATGATCATTTAGACGAATTAAAAGACGTTCTACGTCTTTTGTATCTGGTCCACCATCTTGCCTAGCATAAAAAATGTAATCATCTAAAGATACTGTAAGTAGTTCAATATCTTTTTTTGAAAGGTTTGGGGATTCCCAGCTCATCTAATTTCAAACTCCAGTTTTCTAACTTTACGATTTTTTCTTGCCTCCTGAAAGGCAAGGTCTTCTTTTGAAAGGACTTCCTTTTTGTCCTTCTTTACTATATTACCAATTAACTCAATCTTTGTCAAGTCTATGGCAGTTATAGTTTCACCCTTTATAGTTGCCATATTATCACACCCACAACATTTAGTTTGTGTTGGGTGTGATAATAATTCTATATTGCACATTTTGCATCTTACTTTTAACATGGACTTTCATCATATATTTGATGTATTTATTAATGGCGGGTGAGGGAATTGAACCCCCTCCTGAAGCTTATGAGACTTCTGTGCTACCTTTACACTCACCCACTATAAGGGGGATTTCTCCCCCAATATTTATCAGAACCTAAACTGAGTCTGAATCACACCACCATAGTTAGAAGAAGCATTCTTAAATCCCTGATTATTAGAGACATAGAAGATTGCAGGAGTGATGCTGATGTTATCACTCACACGATAACGATAGAAGGTTTCCCACATCAGAGCATCCTTAGTGAGGGAAGCAGCATTACCAGGAGCACCGATAGCAAAACCAGCAGCATTGCCCTTAGCAAATACATCTGCCCACTGAAGACCAGCAAACCAAGTCTCAGACTTAGTAGCAGCTTTGGGAGTAGCAGGACCCTCTACAGTGTTCCAACCATAGGAACCACTCACAGAAGGAATGATACCTGACTTCTTGGGTTGCCAATAAGCATTCACTGCATAACCATTAGAGGTTTGATTGGCAGCAAGAGTACCAGCATTGCCAGCAACACCATTGAAAGTACGAACACGAGTGCCTTCAGTACCATAACGATAACCAAATGCTACACCATACTGAGGAGCACGATAACCAAACTGTGCCAGAGTATTCAGAGCACCAGATTCATCAAATTCACCTTTGCTAGAATCAGAACCATTCTGGGCAACATAGTTCACACCAGCAACGAAACCACCCTTACCTTTCTTGGTAGGTTGTGCCCATTGAGCACCAAAACCAGAACCAGTTGCCTTGTTGTAGACACCAGGAGCACCTGCAACAGCAAAGAAGTCCAGAATGTCAGACTTATAAGCACTAGGAATCCATGCCATCTCAGTGTTACGAACCAGAGCACCAGCAGTCAGATTCAGACCTTTGGTGAGAGCAGGGAACTGATAGTACAGACGATCAAGTTGTACTTGGTTAGAAGTGCTTTCTGCCTTATCCAGTTTGAATAGCGAAGAGGAAGATCCAAAAGGTTGACTGGAGAAATTACCAGAACGCAGACGAGTCTTCAACAGATCCTTACCAGTGAAAGAAGTGTCAAAGTTCAAACGAACATCATAGTTAAATGCGGTGTTACCAACATTAGTGCTATTAGCAAGACGAGCACCTTCTACACCACCAAGAACAAAGGTTGCTTCACCACGCAGTTTAGATGTGGTAGAGAATTGAGTTGCTTCTAGTTGACCAACTTTTGCTTCCAGTCCATCAACACGACCACGAAGAACAGCAAGTTCTTCTTGGAATTCTTTAGTAAGACGACTGAGTTCATCAGTCACTTCAGTTACACGATCTAGGCAGGCATTCAGTAGGGCAGCTGCTTCATAACGAGTCATTGCCTTGCCACCACCATAGGTGCCATTAGGATAACCTGCTACGCAACCATAACGTTCTACAAGATTGCTAAGTGCCTGATATGCCCAATCTGAAGGTTGAACATCAGAGAATTGAGTCACACTTGTTGCTTGCTCAGAAGAGTATTGATTGACTGCTGCAATATCAAGGTCTGAAGCATTAGCAACAGAGGGGGCAATCATACCAAAAGCAACAGGTGCAAGCATCAGTTGTTTAAAAAATTTCATATAGTTTGTTAAGATTTATAACTACGAAGGTTATTTATACCCAGATAACTGGGGAAGCGGGTAAGGGGATTCGAACCCCTGACTACAACTTGGAAGGATGGTATGTTACCACTACACCATACCCGCATTTATAGATTTATTATAGAATGAAGGGAGAAGTTTGTCAACCCTCCCTTACTATTCAGTTTATCAAACTTCTGCCATAATCATTTTATTAGCATATTCATATGCATATGATGTACGGGCACCATGAATGCCCCAACCAATCCAACTGTATGCATAGTCCATGTAACGATTGATAGATTTGCCAGGAATTTTCATCCTGTCTTCAATCTCTTTCCATTGAACTTCAGTAGTCAGATAACGAAGTTGTGTATCAAGTCCTGATGGAGAACCACCAAACTTTCTAGCAAAAGCACCCAATCCATAATAACGATCAGAAGATGTCCATTGGATCAGACCATAACCACGTCCGCAATGATGGTACTGAATCCTACTACCACCTTCACAAATATTAGGCACGAACATAGATTCTTGCTTAATATTTCCCATGATGGTAGCAAGGGCGTTTTTATCTTTAATACCACGATCCTGGAAGTATGCCAGGGTAGCATTTTCATGTTCATTACACCCTTTACAAATTAACCTTGTCTCTTTTGGTTTTGGTAGTGCAACCTCTCGGATTGCTGTCTTCTTTTCATCTACAAGATTAAACTCTTTAATAACAGAGAATGGTTTTGAATCCACTGGAGGTGGAGGACCTTGCATCTTATAGTTGAGGAATGGCAGTGATGCCGTGTTGGTTGTAACCGTTGCCAACAGAGGCAGGGCTACAGTAAAGAAGTTTAGCATTAAAATTAATTGAACTCTACATCCCAATAGAAGAGGGGTAGACCAACCCTCTCGGGAGGCATCTTCCTGGGCTCTAATATCATAGTCAAAGACTCATGACAAATTACATACTATCAGTATATTTATTTTTTGTCAAACATCCCCAATATACTCAAGTGACATGACTTCCAAATCAGTCTTTTGAACTACCCAATCTTGAATCTCTGCATACAGTGCTGCTGCATCATCAGATCTACCATCTGCACAAAGATCATGCATCCTATCAATAATGTCATCAACACCCTTCTGACAAATATTGCGCATTTGAACTGAATTCATAATAATCTTTCCTAAAGTACCTGGATAGAATATTGCTATTGTAGTACTTTGGAACCCCACTGTCAAGAGATTCAGTTAAGACATTATTCAAAAACAGTTGTCTTGTTTCTTCGTAGTTACACTTTCCTTTTGTTTTATGGAGGCTAAGTATAGTTCTGTCCACTGACTCTTTGCCCCAAAGTTTAATATCGGACTTGAGTTCGGGACATGATCCATAATAATTTTTCCAATCTGACTCTGATTTAACTTTTCTAGATTTTCCTTTTGGTGTGCGGAAACTCCAGAAATATTTTCTACCAATATATGAACGACCAGTTTTCCTACAGTATAGATGATAAACAAAACCAAAATGATCTTGAATACTATCAGACTCAAAAACCTCTTCATTGAATCTCCAAGGATTCTCATAGCTCATAAAGTAATCTTATAGAGCTATTATTTATCCTTCATAACTAACAGAGTGATTCTACTGACATTCTGGAGTACTGTCAACCTTTGGTATCCTTTTCCCTGATCTTAGCAATAAGGGCATTAAGATTCTCCCTCTTGGCAATTTCAGAGGGTCTCCTGCCCTTCCTAGGTGCCTCTGGTGCTTCTGCTGCCTCACCCATAGTTACCTCCTCTACAGAATATCTTCTGTCAGATTTGCTGGTATCCATATGCTCCTTTGCTTTTTTAGTGGCAGTTGCATACATAACAGACTTTGCTCTCTCCCCATATCTCTTCTTAAAGTCTGCAGCAGACTTCTTCATTCCCTTAACTAATCTTTCCTTCTCACCCTTCTCTGCTGTATCAAGTGCTCTCTCTTGAATCTCAATCTCTTCATTTGCTGCTCTTCTTTTTCTTACCCCAGCAGCAAGTTTTCTTGCTCTTGCTTCTTTATCCGCAGCAGCAACAGTATCTCTTACATTTTGAGGAGTGCGAACTTTATTTTCTCTATCAGCAGCAGCACCAGTTCTTTCAATTCTTGCATTAACAACTTTTCCTGCAAGTCTTGTAGAAATTTCATCAATCTGTTCTACTTCTTCCTTATATCCCTTTGCCTTGGGAACTCCCTTTGAAGGAACACAATTTGGCACTTCTCTACCACCTTTCTTCTTCATTCCAACCTGGGTATACCCCTTCCAGCAAGGATCTTCTTCTTTAATGACTTCTTCAAAGTGCTTTCTTGCTGCCTTGACCATATCACCATGTGCCTTGGTCTTCTTCATATCTTCAACTGCCTTTTCATTATTCTCTCTTCTCTTCTTCATATCTGTCTCAAGATATGAATTATCTTTTGCTTCCTTAGTAAGTTCTCCAAGTGCTTTTGCTTTACGAACTTTATTTGGTCTCAACTTACCACCAGGATAATTTCTTTCATCATTACCCTCAAAATCAGGATCTACATTAGCACGATGTCTTGCTGCCCTTTCAGGAGATGCCTTGTCTGCATGAATACCCGCTCTACGATTTGGACCAAGTTTATCTGCTGCTCTCTTTTCTTTTTGCTTTTGACGACTTCTTTGCTGTTTGAAGTCTTTCATTGTCATGCCTTCATCTACAAGATCACCTTCCAATTCAACAGAATCCGCCATCCCATGAATATGCTTACCCTTTGATTTCTTGTCTTCTCTTTCTGCAGACTTTTTCTCAGATGCTGCATACTTCTCTGCAGATTTTGAATCCATTCTATCACTCTTACCTGCTCTCCTTTCTTGAGCAGCAAGTCTTCTCATTTCCCTTTCATCTTCATTTCTTGCTTCGTAGATAGAAAAATAAAGATCTCTATAATTGATTGACATGGGTATAACTATGGTTTTTTATTATTTATAAAAAAAAGGAGGGTCTTAGGACCCTCCAAATCAAAGTTTAAATCCAGCAAATGTATCTTTCTTCATATCTTGTTTGATACCACCAACCACATAACTTTCAACTTCTGTTTCTTGGGGAGCAACTTGAAGTCCTTTAGAACTAATCCAATGCTCAGTCCAAGGAAGTGGATTATTTTTTGCAGGAACATCATACATTGGTTTAAGACCAATAGATTTCATTCTACGATTGGCAATCCATTCAACATAGTTCCACAGTAGTTTATCATTCAAACCAATCATAGAACCATCTTTGAAAAGATATTCTGCCCATTTCTTCTCTTCATTCACACAATTCTCAAAGGCACTTATCACCCACCCCTCTTCTTCTTTAGCAATTTGCTGCATTTCTGGATCATCCCCTTCACGCCACTTATTGAGGATGTTTTGAGTAATTGCAAGGTGCTGATTTTCGTCTCTTGAGATGAGAGAGATAATTTTAGCGGATCCTTCCATAAGTTTGAGTTCACCAAATGCAAAGCTGCAAGCGAACGAGACATAAAACCTGATACCTTCGAGAATGTTGACATTAGCGATTGCACGATAAAGTTTTCTTTTTAGTTCATATCTTTCCCCTTGAGCATAAGGAACACCTTCTACTGCATGTGCCCAAAGATTACTATTACCATAATTTTGGGCACTGTTAATAAAATCATCATATGCTCCTGTTACAGATGATGCCCTTTCTAGGATCTTTTCATTATTTAAAATAGTGTCAAATACTTCAGAAGGATCTGAATACACATTCTTGATAATGTAAGTATAAGAACGACTATGAATCATTTCCATGAATTCCCATACAGTGACACATGCTTCCAATTCTGGAAGAGAACAGTATGGAAGGAATGCCATTCCAGGACCACGACCCTGAACAGAATCCAGAAGAATCTGATACTTCAAATTAGAAGTAAAGATATGCTTCTGTTCAGGACGAAGGGTTTGATAATCAGCACGATCTTTCTGGAGGGAGACCTCTTCAGGTCTCCAAAAATATCCAAGCTGTTGTTGAGTAAGTTTATCAAAGATAGGATACTTATATGAATCATATCTTTGAACTCCAAGAGGTTGACCAAAGAACATAGGTTGCTTCTTTGAATCTACCTGATTGGTATTGAATACTGTCATTCCATCCATAGTCTTATTAGTTTCTGCAGTGGTTCTAAATTTTACATGATTCACAGTCATCTTCTCCTACTTCTAATAGTTCTTGGACCAGGGCATTCATATCTACTTTATCCTCCTTAACTTCATCTGTCTTATTATCATATGTATTCTGGTAATAAGATGTCTTCCAACCATACTTATATGTTGTAAGAAGATCTTGTGCCATTACTGAAACAGGAACTTCATTGTTTTCATAATTGCTTGGATTGTAGGACCAGTTTCCAGAAATTGCCTGATCAAAGAACTTTTGCATAATTGCAACAATATTAATATAACCAGTATTCCCAGACATATCCCAAAGCAACGTATAGTTGTTTTTAAGATGTTGATACTGAGGGACAATTTGTTTGAGTGGACCTTTCTTACTCTTCTTAATGGACAGATAATCCCTTGGGGGTTCAATTCCATTTGTTGCATTTGACACAACGGAACTGCTCTCTGATGGCATTTGTGCTGACAATGTTGAGTGCCTAAGTCCATGTTCCAAGATAGATGCCCTAAGAGATTCCCAGTCATGTTCTAGTGGAATTGAAGTAATTTCATCTACATCTCTTTTGTATGTATCAATTGGAAGGATGCCTTGAGAATACTTAGTTCTATTAAAGTACTCACAAGAACCCTTTTCTTTTGCAATCTGATTTGAAGACTTGAGAAGATAATACTGAAATGCTTCTGTCAAACCATGAACTGCATCCCATGCATCCTGAGAATCATAACTATATCCAAGTTTGGCAAGATAGTGTGCAAGACCAATATAACCAATACCCAAAGATCTACGTGCTTTAGTTGACTTCTCAGCAGCAATTACTGGATACTTTTGATAGTCAATCAGTTCTTCCAAACCCCTTACCGAAAGATCACAAAGTTCTTCAAATTCTTCATCATCCTTAACTTTGCCTACATTAATAGCAGAAAGGATACAGAGAGCAATCTCACCATTAGGATCATCAATATGCTCAAGAGGTTTAGTTGGAAGTGTAATTTCTTGACATAGGTTACTCATCTCAACTTTATCCAAGAATGAAGAGTGAGAGTTGCAATGATCAATATTCATAATGTAAATACGACCAGTCTCTGCTCTCTCTTTTAGAAGTGCCAGAATGAGGTCTTGACCTCCAATAGTTTTTCTTGGAATAGACTGATCTCGTTCATAACCCACATATAAGTCGTCAAATCTATCAGTGCCAAAAGCATCATAAAGAAGAGGAACATCGTGTGGGGAGAAGAGTGAGACCTCTTCATTTGAAATGAATCTTTCATAGAACAGTTTACTGATTTGAATTGAATAATCTAGTTTTCTAACTCTATTATCTTCAGTACCCTTATTGTTTTTCAGTACTAAAATATCTTCTATTTCTTGGTGCCAGATGGGGAAGTGGACAGTTGCTGATCCACCTCTGATGCCATTTTGAGTGCAGCATCTGACAGTTGCTTCAAACTTCTTGAGGAAAGGGACAACACCTGTGTGCTGAACTTCTCCACCTCTGATCTTACTGTTGATGCCACGGATTCTGCCTGCGTTGATGCCAATGCCTGCCCTTTGAGCAACATATCTACCAATAGCCATGTCACTGCTAAAGATGCTATCGAGGGAGTCATTAACATCAACAAGAACACAGCTTGCAAATTGTCTGAGAGTTGTTCTAACTCCTGCCATGATGGGAGTTGGAATGTTGATTTTGTGTTTGGAGATTGCATCATAGTATCTCTTAATGTATGAGATTCTGGTTTCTTTTGGATATTGAGAAAAAATAGTGGCAGCAATCATCATATACATGAACTGGGGAGTTTCATAAATTTTCCCAGAACTTCTATCTTGAACCAGATACTTGTCTACTACTTGCCTAAGTCCAGCATAAGTGAACAAGTAATCACGATCATGCTTAATGTAGTGCCCAAGTTTATCTATCTCATCTTCTGTGTAATTATCTAGAATCTCTGGATCATAAACTCCAGCATTAACACAATTCTTAATATGCTCACTAAAAGTTGGATGATCTTGAACTCTACCATAAAGAGACTTTCTCACTGCAAAGAGAAGTAGTCTTGCTGCTACAAATTGATAATTAGGGTTTTCAAGATCAATAAGATCAGAAGCAGATCTGATTAGAATTTCTTGAATTTCTGCAGTGGTAATACCATCGTAAAATTGAATGCCTGAAGTCATTTCAACTTGAGATGCAGAGACTCCTGCAAGATCTCTACATGCTTCTTCTACCATTAGGTGAAGTTTATTAAGATCAAGACCTTCAATAGATCCATTTCTTTTGACCACATTTGTTCCGTTGCTCATACTCTTTTCCAACTAGTAAGTTTTGCCTTTGCTTCTAAACCTTTGTAAGTACTTGATTCTATCATTGTTTTAACTTGATGTCCAGTCAAGACCATATCATTAATATCCTTTTCTTCTAAATCACTTGGCCAAATTACAATAGGAAATTTTAAATCAACTGCCTTTTGCATTTTTTCTACAATTTGTTTATTACGTTTTTCATTATCATAGACGATTACAAAATCAACATCATAGTTACTAATAAAAAACATCATATCCAAATCTGCACCAACCATAGCAATTGCATTGTCTAAGAACATACTATCAATTGGACCTTCAACAATATACACAGTCTTATCCCAATCAACTCTATCCAATCCATAAATTTTTGGATGAGCATCATTTAAGATAATAGTGATATACTTAACTTGGGAATTTTTCTTAAGACTACGACCTTGAAACCCAAAGATTTCCCCTTTGTTTATGAGAGGAATAATGATTCTTGGTTCATCATTGTCAGTAGAATTAAAAGTATGCTTTTGTTGATTAGTCCAAGATTTAAAGTTTTCACAATAGTACAATTCCTTTAAAAATTTTTCTGGAATTTTTCTATTTTCTAGGTATGTTCTTGCCAAATGTTCTTTATTTAGTTCTGCTATAGTAGGCAGATCAAACACTTTTTTTGAAAATGTTGGTTTATTAAAATGAAACTTTGGTTCTGGAGTATTAGAATTTTTGCCAGTAAGTCCATTCTTATATCTTTCCATCACATACTGATCATGAAGGACAGTATCAATATCCTTCAAGAAGTTAGTAAAAGATCTTGAAACTCCACAATTATGACACTTATAATTGTGATCGTTTTTTGATTGGTAAATATATCCCCTTGCCTTATTTTTATATTTTTGAGAGTCCCCACAATAAGGACACCTAAAATTATACAGATTATTTTTAACTTGTTTAAATTTCTGAAGTCTTGAAGATACAATCCCAATATATTTGATGTCAATGAAACTCATTATAAAAAAATGGTATTACTTCTGTCTCTCCACTCTAGTTGGTGCTGGTCCCTGTGTCAAGAAAGAGACTGCTGGAGGAGCAAATTTAATAAGAATAGCAACTACTGCTAACCCACCCAGCACTTGCCATTTAAATTTTGAAATACTTTCTACCTTTTCTTCTACCTTATCTATTCTTTCTCCCAACTCTTTACTTATTTGTTCATGCTGTTCCTTTGAGGACCTTTTAATATCTTCAATCATTGATACAATTAAATTGTCAGTTCTATTACACTGCTCAATCTTTTCATTGTGAACAGCAAGCATTTGACTTATATTTTGACTTGTCTCACCAATCTTTTGAATTGCTGTATCAATCCTTTCCATCATCTGCTCATACACAGATAATCTTTCTTCCAAGATTGCAATTTTGGTATCTGCTGATGATGGTTGAAACATTTTATTTTTTTCTCCTTTGAATTTTAGTAAGATCTTTGAAAAATGGATTCCAATTTCTCCTTTTTCCTTTCCTAAGATCTACTGGAGGATCATCACCTGCCTCTTTAGTTCCAGCAATTTTACCAGCACCAAGATTCATAGTAGGAACCTCTTCACTGATGTATGATCTAATAATATTTATTATTGAGTCTAATTTTGAGTCTTCCATTTTAAATTGATTGCAAAATATCTAAACATTTTTTATC